AGAAGTAAAAGTGTGAATAGCGTAATCACCATCGAAAGTAATTGTACCGCCCGTAGCTTCTGTAAAATTATTTGAAGATCGGTATTTAAGAATTACAATACCAGAGCCACCTTGCCTACCTTCAGCAGTGCCTCCTGTACCTCCGCCTCCACCGCCAGTATTGGCTGTGCCAGCAGTGCCTCGCACAGAACTGTCAAGGCTGTGAACTCCATTACCACCACCTCCTACTCCTCCAACGGGAAAGTTGTTACCTCCTCCGTAAGCACCTGCACCGCCTCCGCCTCCTCGAAAAGTTGCCGTTCCATCTATGCTTGAGCTTAATCCAGCACCACCATCACCGCCTGTACTACCAGAACCACCATCAACTCCAGCCGCTCCTGCGCCACCGCCACCTCCTCCTATTTGTATTGAAGAACTTGACTGCCCAGCACCGCCAGTGTGTCCCTGTGTTGGAGAAACTGGAGCAGGACTTTCACCACCGTCCCCATTAAAACCGCCTCCTCCACCAGAAGACCCACCTGTTATTCCATCAGCGTCTGCAACATAGCCACCGCCACCGCCTCCACCGCCAGATGCTGTGATAGAACTAAATACAGAATCTCCTCCAGTACCGCCAACTACCAGTGTTCCACCATCTCCACCGCCACCACCGCCTGTCGCTCCACCAGCACCTACGGTAACTGTGTAATCTCCAGCGGAACATGATAGAGTTGCTTCAGCGGAACCACCACCGCCTGTTGTCTCTCCAATCGTACTGTTACGATAACCTCCTGCACCTCCACCTCCTGCACGAAAACCCGTTGGGCCACCTCCGCCTCCTGCAATAACGAGGTATTGAATTGGTACTCTTTTGTTAGCTGGTATTGTGAATGTGCCAGATGCCGTAAATGTGTGTATTGTGTAGTTGCCTATTGTTGCAATGGTGTTTCCACCTGTAGCGGCTTCTAGTGTTGGTCTGTAACTTGCTACAACTAAACCTGATCCACCAGCACCAGAAATTGAACCTTGTTGAGTGCCACTACTTGTAAGTCCATTACCACCTCCACCGCCACCAGTGTTTACTGTTCCAGCAGTCGGGTTCAAACCGTTTTTACCGCCCGCACCGCCACCTCCAGCACCTCCTGCTCCGTTAGTACCAGTGCTTGAAGCTACATAAGCTCCGCCTCCGCCTCCACCTGCTCTAGTTACAGATGATCCTGTAATACTGGAAGCTAAACCCGCTCCTCCTGCTGTGGCCACTCCAGCCGTTGTTGCTGAAACCCCAACCGCACCAGCACCTCCACCGCCAGCACCATTCCACGCACTACCAGTGCTGTTACTAGAATTACCACCAGCAAAACCTTGAGTTGGAGAAGATGCAGAACCTCCAGTAGCACTAGTACCATCAGTACCTCCAGCACCTCCGCCTGATCCACCAGCTCTTCCATTGCCTGTACCAGCACCTCCACCGCCACCGCCAGTAGATGTTATTGAGCCAAAAACTGAGTTTGAGCCGTCAGCACCTGTTGTAGAAGTACTATAGTTTGCACCAGCACCTCCACCGCCAATAGTAACGGTATTGCTTGATACTCCAAGCGTAAGACTACTTTCAGCAGAACCCCCACCACCAGTTGTTTCACCTATAGTTGAATTTCTGTAACCACCTGCTCCGCCACCGCCTGTAGCAAAAGCACCCGATGCACCGCCAGCAATCACGAGATAGCTAACCGCAGTTGAACCTGCAACAACGGCAAACGTGCCACTACCTGTAAAAGTGTGGACAATATTTAAGCCATTACCAGCAATGGTGTTACCACCTGTGGCAAAGAAGTCTCCACCAAAGAGACTAGAGCCACCCTGCATTGAGTAGATAGAAGCGAACATTATTGGAGAGCTTTCACTGTCAAAAGGGAAAATCCGTTTGCTTTGGTTAGATAGAAAAAGAAATCATCTCCATTAGTTGTACTGATGTCGTCACCATCGACCAATGTGAAACCAGACGTAGTGATTGTTCCAGCACTAGCGTTGTTTGTGTATTGAATTATTACTGCACAATCATCGACTGTTGGAGCTAGAGTGTGCGCTCCACCGTTCACAGCTTTTTGTATGTTGCCGTCATCTTGGTCAGGTGTGTAAGTGCCAGAAGATTTAGTGCCAGCATCGTGTACCGTTGTTGAAAAACCAGCAGTAAGGTTATCCGCAGTGTCAGCTTTCAAAATGTCTGCATCAAAAGCCTGTACGTCAGACCCTATTGCTACACCTATAGAAGTCCTAAGAGTAGCTCCACTTTCTGCAACTGGATCAGTTGTACCGTCACCCACGATCATCTCACCGTCACCTAGTACAGACATTGCTGTGATAGCTCCTGTGCCTGATCCTAACAAAACCCCGCCATCAGTTAGAGTAGAAACTCCTGTCCCTCCATCAGCTACAACTAAATCAGTAATACCTGTTATTGATCCTCCTGTAATAGTAGCGGATGCTGTAGAAAATCCACCTAACACTAAACTGTTAGCAAAAAAACTGGCTACCGCTGCACCAGATCCTGCTCCATCACAATAAACAAGGTCGGCTGCTCCATTAGCAATAGTTACATTTGCACCAGATCCTTGAGAAAGAATTAAACTATAAGGTCCACTAGAGCCTGAATCCGTTGTTGCGTTTATCACAAAGAAATAAGCTGTTGTTGTGTTAGGGGCTATGGTTATAGTGCAATTTTGACCTAAAGCGCCTGTAAATTTAAGTACTCTAAACATTCCGTTTTGAAGATTTTCAGTACCAGAACCTGGAGAAGCTTCTCTAACAGTAAGGGTAGCCGTAGAAGCATTTGAAAGAGCTACAGATTTATATGAAGCTATTCTATCTAAAATGTCGTAATTAAAATTTGTTGTCGTACCCCACGAACCTGACTGTTCGCCAGTGGCGATTTCCTCAAAGCCGTAGTTTGTTGTAAATGATGATGCCATGATTAAATCCTTATGCCGCTATTATATCTGTCCATGTTGTACCACTGGAAGTGTTTATAACGGGAAAATTAGTTCCACTTCCTGTTGTATCTATTTTTTGCCAAACTACAAGTGTTCCTATACTACCAGTTGCCGAAACCCCTGTAACTGTAAAACTTGTGGCCTTACCTACATCTCCTATTGCACTTGTTGCTAAAACCCCAGTGGGATTAACAATATTAACTTCCGTGCTTAACGTGGGTGTCCCTAAAGACCCCGTTGCACTAACACCCGATGGGGATACAGTGACTGTTACAAATACAGAAGGACTTCCTACTGCACCTGTTGCACTAACACCCGATGGGGTTATAGTGATGGGTAAGCTTATAACGGGACTTCCTACTGCACCTGTTGCACTAACACCCGTAACACTAACTGGTACTTCTTCGCTCCAAGCACCCTCACCCCAAGTGCCTCGACCCCAGCCAGATATATTAGCCATTAACCTATCCTAATAATCGCCGTAGTAGCAGCGTTTCCTGGATACTGAATAGTAAAATCACCAGCGGTAGAAGACTTATCTCCACCAAAATTTATTACACATACCGAAGGTGTTGCAGCGTGAGTTGTCGTTCCAGCCGTTCCAGCATTAGCTAATGTAGAATTATATATTAAAGCACCTCTTGCATTAGATATAGTAGAAGTAGAAAAGGTTGTGTCGGCAAAATCTAAAAAAGCGGTAGGCACACTTGAAGCATCTGCAAGACCTAATGTGACACTTGCTAAAGCAGCGCCTCCAGCCGTATAACCCGTTCCACTAACTTCGTTGCTTGTTGAATACCCTGTTGTATCCAAATCAATGGATGAAGAGTTAGTAAACATAGCAATTTTATAGGTGTCAGCGTTAATCGTTGAGCCATCACCTCGAGAGTGAGATGTCCAAAAATGTATACCCGCTTGTATTTCTCTTTTATAAGATCCGCACATAGCGGATGAACCAATTGCCATATCAAAGTCTCCTTATTATTTCAGCTATGTCTTCATGACCTTGCTTTTTCATTAAAGCCCAAATTGTTGTTCTTTCGCTAAGTGCCATACTTTTCATATAATATATAAGTATTTCTTTCAACTTATCTCTGTGAGCTATAGCTTGATCCCGTATGACGGGTGGAGCGTTTTCGCTAACAATCATAATTTTATTTAAGGCCATATCCGCTAATTGTTCAGGACTATGACCACTATTATTACTAGTGTAGATCATTACATTCCCTATATCGGAAGACCCATTTGCTTGAAGCATTACTCTACCTCTCTCCTAAGTCTATCATATCTATATTGATCTCTAGTATTTCGTCCCTCACCAAGGTTTTTAAGCCATCTCATTGCTTCTTGAAACCTACCGTTATAGATGTTTAGTAGTCCCTCATCGCCCTTCATAAAAGTATAAGCCTCAACTAAGGAGCCGTATAGAAGGGCTAATTGTGCGTTATCGCCTAACCATGTGGTTCCGCTATCCGCACCAGCGGTTATAGAAGCTGGCCTATAATAGTAATGAAGTTCCATAGTTAAAGCAGAACTTGGAGTTGGCGCTAATATAAAAGCGGTGTCATCCCAATCAGCATAGTATATGGGAATACCTGACGTAGCGGGATTAGGTGTAAAATCTTGTAAAAAGGTTGAGTGTTTATACAATAAAAACTCATTACTAGATCCATTAACAACACTTAACGATAACGGAGAAAGTATATCCAGAGGCTTTGTTAAAAATTTATTGTTTTCTTGAGTTGTACCCGTAGTATATTTTCTAAAAACGTCAAGCTGAACTTCTTTAAAAATTCTCTCTTCTGCGTTTATAATAAATCTAGATAACTGTGATACAAAAGTAGACTCTGTATTTTCTGTGTAATCTTGTATCGCTGTTTTTAAAGTTCCAAATGTATAAGCCATGTTAAGCACTCACCGTTACAGGACCAGCGGAAGCAAAAGAACCGCCTCCTTGAACACCGCCAATTGTCCCTGTTTCACTAGATCCACTACTAGAAATATCTATCGTGTAGTCGTATCGAACAGTATCTCCGTATACTTGTGTTATAGCATAACCAGTACTAAACTCCAAAGCGGTAGATGTAAAACCATCAAAAGCTTCAGTATTTCTAAAACGAACAATGTCTCCTACAGATCTATTACTGCCGGGTTCTGTAATTCTAACAATAGATGACCCTACACTAACAGACTCAAAAGGATTGTTTGGTAATAAAACTTCTACGGGTGGTTCTGTTCTATCGGGTCTAGCAAAACGTAAAGCTTCTGGATCTGCTACAGCACGTCTAGGGCTAAGTTGAGGTTGTTTAATTTCAAACTCATCTTTCCCTACCATCATGCCTGTCCATTCTTTCACTAAATCTCTCATTCGATAAGCTCTTCCAGAACGATCAGACAATCCCATTGCGTATTTACCTGAAGCATATCTAGGCATCAGGACACACTCAACGAAGAATATGTTGGAACAAGTCGTAAGGCTGTTCTTTCTCCGTCCTCAGAGGCTGCTCTTTGAAACTCTTCTTCATAAATATCTTTAAGCATACCTATTCTATCTGGCGCTCTTTTTACAGATAAGTAATACGCTAATCCAGCCGTTAAACACGGTAAAAACCTAAAAGGTATATCGGCATCATTTGTAGCTACGTCTGCATCTTGTATGCGTCTTACTCTATAATAAACAAGTTGGTCGGTAGAGTTTTCAGGAGTTGACCATATAGAAATAGTTGGCGTTATTTGTCTGTCTACATAAAACTGAGAAGCTTTCCCTTGAGTTGTCTTATCAGGAATACCTATATAATCTGAACGTCCAATTCTAGTAAGTCCTATGTCACTGCCACTTCGTCTTACAACAACCTCTAAAACATCAACTGTTGACTGAACATCAACAAGACTAAAGTTAGTTGTAACAGTTGTGGTGGCTCCACTTGAAGAACCCGTAATGGTTTCTGTTGGTGTAAAGTCCTCTGTTGGAACGGTAATAGTAAGTGTTGTAGAGGAAGGTTTTGTTATGACTCCAGCAGTAGATCCACTAGTACCTCCAGTAATAGTTTCTCCTACAGAAAAGCTACTTGTAGCAGCTACTGTTAAAGTAATAGTTCCTATTGGATATGTTGAAATAGAAGATGTGGAAGAAAGTCGGGCTAACGTTTGAGTTAACTCTTCTACGGTCCAAAGATTTAAACCTCTATTTGCCCAATCAGCAAATAATATATTTAAAGATCTTCTAGCAGTGAGAGAGTCGTATCCTGTACGAAGTTCAAGCCCACATCTCTCAAAAGCTTCTTCTGTAATCTCAGCCATGTTTAAATTAAAATCAGATGATCCAGAAGTTGCCATGTTTATCTCCTTAAAGGATTATATCATCCTTTCATTAACGAATCTATTTTATTCTCTAATCGATCAAATCGATCATGTAGTCTGGTTATATCTTTTGCAAGATCGTCTTTAGAAACATAGTCTCTAGCTACTTCTTCTCTTGTTTTGTTTAAAAGAATATCTAAACGCTGAACTGTAGCGTGATGACTTTTAAGAAAGAAAAGAGAAATGGCCCCAGCTAATGTGAGAATACCATTCCACATATATGAGGTCATTTCATCCATCTTAATACGATTTAGCAACTTCTATAACAATGCTGTAAGTATCTCCTGAAGAATGTCCCACTGTAGTCAGTAAGATATCTCCAGTAACGCCACTTCCAGCATAATTAGGAAGCCCAGTAACTTGATCTGAAAGATCTATAGTATCGGTATAGTCTGCTGGTAATCCTATCGCAACGACATTAGTTGTTGCGTCATATAAAAGAGTTACCGACATTCCCACTGTGGAAAAAGTAATCTTACTTATACTAATAGATGATACTGCTTCACCTTGAGCGTTGTTAGAGAGAGCAGACATGTCTATTTTTTGAACTGCCGACTCTCCCGTTCCATCACTAAGGTTGGTTAGATAAAAAACCGCTTTTTTATCGCCATCTTGTAACTTTGTTGCGCTAACTGCATCTGCCATAATCTACTCCGTAAAAGAAGATGGGGGCGAACCCCCATCTATATTATTAACCATTAGCGTAGTCAACGTTCATGCCAGTTATGCGAATCCAAATCTTACCCGCTGTATAAGCAGCGTTTGTTGCGTCACCCTGAACAAGGTATATATACTTTTTAGACAAAGCTGCCATAACAGCACCCGCATCAACAGCGTTATAATAGCCTAAAGTAAGATCACCGTTGTTCATCATCTGAGTTCCTGAAGCAACCGCAGCACCAGAAGCCGTAGTTCCTGTAGCAGAAATATCTACGTTAATATCTGGATCACCGCCTGTTGGAACCTCTACACAACCAAACTCGAGAAGGATAGGAATACCATTAACTTCTTTAGTTAATTCTCCAATATAAGCATTGGCATCAGTTCCGTTACCAATAATTCGATCTGCTGTTGCTGAACCGTCAAAGCCACCATGAAGATCAATAAGAATTGAAGTAACAATAGTACCACCAACTTTATTAACAAAAGTGTTAATAGAAGCGTCTGGAATACCAGAACCGTGAGCGTTAGGAGTAATACCAAAGATAGTAGCTCCTGTGTCTAAACTAGCGTTGTTAGCTCCGGCAGCAGTAGCAGTGCCAGAAAAACCATTCGTATCAACAATATTATTAATACCAGAGGTTGAAACAGTTTGAATTTCAAATTGTTTTTGAGTAATAGT